TTAGCACCCCAACCTGCAATTTCATCTGCAAGAGAATTTTTAAATTCATCTAAAAATTTATCAGTATCCACTTCTATAACAAAAATATATTTATCTATTTTAAAAGCACTAAACCATGACTACAGTTGAAACTAAAGGTTGACACTGGTAAGCTAATCAAAGGATCAAAACTTAAGTTATGTTGTATCAGTATCGAGTTACCGGTGGTCTTGTAGAAAAAATATCTCAACATGGAGAAGGCGTAGTCATGTGCTTAGACGCACAAGATGAAGTTATTTACGTAGACGAGTCTGACTTAACTCCTCATCTAGCTGCTACAAATGAAAAAGCTCGCGCAGAGGAGAAGTTTACTGCTGAGTTAGCATCTGAAGGTGTTAAGCCTGCCAAATTAACTACTCGTGAAACTTTCCCAGTTGATATGCGAGTAAATATTAATACTGCTACTGCCCGTCAAATTGCTGATGCATTACCAGGAGTTGGTCTTAAAACGGCAAGAGATATTAAGGATTTACAAACGTCCCAATCTGGTGAAAGATTTCAAAGATTAGAGCAATTGAAAAGTATTAAACGTGTTGATTGGGATGAAATATTTAAGGAGAACTTAGTGCGGGTAGACTAAGAGTTAGGCTAATTCTGTTTATTAGTTAATGAAGCTTGATACCTTTTTACAATCCAAAGTACGTTGGCATTTAGGTTATAACTTAACTTCTGTACCTGCTGGTGATCAGGCTCGTCTTGAAGAAGCTATAAATAATATCCAAGATTCTTTCTGGTACGACAAGATTGTTGAACAAATCAGTCGTTGTGATGAGGCTGAAAAACGTACTGATATGACTGGTAGTGTCAATAATGACTCTGTACCAAAAAGTCGTATAGAAAGTATTCTTGGTGACGTTGATCGTACAATTTCAACTTCTGATTTTAAGGAAACACTTAAAACTTGGACTCAAATTTATTTGTATGAAACTGATCGATTAGCTTTACATCTTTATGTCCCGAACTATCGAAACCCAGAGCAGGCCAGATATCGTTTCAATCGAGAAGGTGCTGAATTTATTCAAGCTTTACCTGGTCCAGCCGACGTTGCTGTTGGTACTCGTCTTATTCTTGAAACAACCTATCGTTAAAAAAACATTTCCCCCTGCTATTCTTAATAAGAGAACACCCTTTTAATCATGGCGATAAATTACTTCCAAGATACAATATTTAGTACTGAAAGTACATTAACTGCACCAGCTGTTGGCTCAGCTTTACAGGTAGCTGTTAACAATACTTTCTCTACTGGTAACTATACATTTATTGTCACAGTTGCTTCTGTAGATACTAATGTAATTGTACGTTTAGAAGGTAGCATTGATGGTACAAATTATGCACCTATAATAGCTAATCAAACTATAACTTCTAACGGCACAACAATTTATAGTGTTTCTGATCGTCCTGTTAAATGGATTAGAACTAACTGGGTTAGTGAGGCTGGTGGAACAGCAGCGACAGTAACATTTAGTGTTGCAGCTGCATAATATGTCAGTTTTACCTACTACTAGGTTAGGTTACATGTTTGGGGCAAGGAGAAATGATATTCCTTGGGAGCCAAGCGGTGAACAAGGTACACGAAATTTTGAAGCTGGTAGAAGTGAAAGAAAGCGTATGGCTGGAGATCTAGATTTAAGTGGTTTAATTGCAGGAAAGAAAGCATCCCCTCATGGCATAGGTTTTGGTAAAACACCAGATACTAGTACTCCGTGGGAACGGTTCTTAAACAAACTGGATTACGAGCAGGAAGAAGAGTACGAACAAGAAGAGATTTAAAAAAACCTTCAGTTATAATAAGTTTTAAGCTTATTTGTAAATAAACGTGTCAAGCAGTAGTTCAAACAAACAACCGTTAATGGTTGATAGACCAGCAACGAGCTCCACAGAAATAACTGTTGCGTCGGGACAGGAGTTTAGTACTAGCTTAATTCCTACGGCGGTTGGTAACTCTACAAAAGTATTTGATGTAGATGCAGCCTTAACTGATACTTCTATTAGTGGTGCTTATGTTGACGAGATTTGGCTCAGATATAAGAAACGTGTGATAGAGAAAATTGATGCTAAGACTGCTACTACTGGAACTTATTCTGCTAACTCGACTACGGTCACAGTAACTATTACTGGTGGTCACAATTTAGAAGTTGGTCAAAAGGTTTTTCTTGATTTCACTACTTACAGTAGTGGAGCTGTTCCTATTGATTTAGTTGCTACTGTTCTTACTATTACCCCGACTACTTTTACTGCTACGATTCCTTCATTAGGCGGTACTATTACTGGAAATGTAAGTGTTTATTTACCTGTTGATTTTTGTTTTTACTTAGTCAGTGCTGGCTCAGTTACCAATATTAATCAATATTTTCCTTTATTTGTTGCTAGTGTTCCATCTATTGCGGAATATCAAGATTATAGTTTGACGCTAAACAAAATTTTACCTTTTATCAATCATCCTGTTGTTCAAGCAGGCGCTAACTTTACCAGTGCTAATAACGCTTTAGCTCCAAAACAACGCGGGTTAATGATAAAGCGAGGTCAGTCTTTATATTGTTCAGTTAATGGTACGAGTGCATTGACTAACGGTTTCTATTGCAATGTGCAAGGAGGTTTTTATTAAATATTTATTATGCCATTTGGTATTCGTGGCTTTAGTAGTTCATCAAAATTAGGTTTTGATAAGAAGTTTTCTAAAAAATTAGAGGATGAAGAGCAGTTTAATAAGACTGCAAGCTGGAAAATAGCTAAGAGCCCATTCAATATAAATGGTAGTGGTAAGGGAGGTAGACATTATGAACATAGTGAGGTTACTTTTTTTAATACTGATTCATTATGGTCTCGGTGGAGACGTGGTTATGAACTATATGTAGCTACTCAAAGTTTTTTTGGTTCTTTAGCTAGTGAAAGAAAGCGAAGAGGTGATTATAGAGTTTACTTTACCTTTCAACAATTTCCTGGAGTTTTTATTCCAGCTCGAATTTATACTTTTCCTTCAGTTAATCAAGAATCTGGTGAGCAGATGGTTGGTATGCGGGATACTGATGCGTTTAGTTTTTATGATTTCGGACTTCCTATTCTAGCTGTTCGTTATTTAGATGATGTAGTTAGCGCTTCATACAGCCAGTCAGGAACTTCTCTAGTCGTTACTAAGGCTGATCATGGTTTATATCCTGGAGAGAGTGTCTTTTTAGATTTTCAAACTGGGTCTGGAATTGATGAGACTCTTTCAATTGTTAGTACTACTCAAAATAGTTTTACTGTTACAGCTTCTAATTCTATTACTACAAGTGGGAATGTCTCTTATTACTTGTCAACTACTTTTTCTGACTCAAGATGGACTACTACTAGAGTCCGTCTTCGTTCATTGCCTACTGATGTTTCTTTCTTCACTGGTGAACGTTTGGCTGATCGTATTGTTGAGAAGGACCCAGGAATTTCGTCAACTTATTCTAGAAGTGGCTCAACAGTTACTATTACGTGTTCTTCAGCGCATGGTTTATCCTCGAAGAATAAAATATTTATTGATGTCACAAGTGGAGATGTACCCTCTGGTAGATATGTAGTTACTGTTACTAGTACTACACAATTAACTGTAACTACTATAACCAGTGGTTCAACTTCTGGGAATTTAACTCTAAGTCGCTTATTGAGGGGTCGTCGGTATGATGATTATGTTGGGTATACAGTTACAGGTTCAGATGCATCGACAAATGAATTAATTTTTCAAAGGGCTGATAGTTATGGTGCGAAGACAACTGATACGGTTACTAAAACTGTAGTTCCTGCTCACAGAGGATTTTCTGTTGGTCGGTTCTTAACTACTGAGTTACGTTGGCAGTGCTCCTGTCAAGATTTTTCTAGGCGTGATAGTTATGATTTATATAGTGAATTGACGAGTCGTAGGTTTCCAAGAACTACACCTCGCTCACTAAAACCAGGCGGTGTGATTCAAGAAGATGGAACCGTAAACGATGTTCGAGATGATCCAGGTACGTTTAGAGATTTAGGTTATGTCACTATAAACAATTTTTATCAATTACCAGATTACGAAGATACAGAAAAATTTGCAGTCCAAAATTTAATGTATTACCAACTTCGTTGGTGTAAGCATATTTACGCAGCTATGTTTGCATTGAAACATGATGAGGGAAATGATCCATTTAGTTTTACTGCCACATATTCTCAGTCCGGCCCTAATATAACTATCTCTTCTATTGGCCATGGATTAGCAATAAATACTAAAATTGACATTACTTTTACGAGTGGAAATGCAATTTCAGGAGAGTACTCAGTTAGTTCAGTCGTTGATGATGATAGTTTTGTCATTGTCTATCCTTTCAGTAGTACCACTAGTGGGTATTGTTCTGTTAGTAACGTAAAGAAACATGATTATGTTGATGCGTGGTTGCTGGAACCAAATGACAAACCAATTGGTGCTGGTTTAGATAAATTTGATAAGAGTTTTGAAAAGGAGAAAGAGAAGCTTCAATCAATTTTAGAAAGCGGCTTATTTTCTAGACAGAATACTCAATGGAGTGGACAAAAAAATGTTACTGGTAATAGAAATCAGCCACAGGATATTGCTGATTTTGATCCTTCTATACTTAGCATGTCATTGACAGACGCTATAAAAAGAGACGAAAACGGAAAGTTAAGCCGTTCTGGTAAGCAGGTAAATACAACAAATAGAATGCTTACTTTAATCAATAAGTTATTTAATAGAATTCCTGCTCTTATTGGAGATATAAAATTTGGTGTTATTGATAAACCCTTGGATGAATATGAGAAGGGATTTGAATCTGGTTTAGTAGATAATGGAGAGTATGTAAACGGAGTTCCTGTTGAGTCTTCATCAACAGTAAGTACAATAGATTGTGGTACTTACATACCTTTAACTGATCAAGATACAATCGTAGATTCTGATCTTTACATTAATACTTAGATATGGCTGTTCAAATTCTATGTCGTCGTTCTAGTGTTTTACGTGATAGACCTTTACCTACTCGTTTAGGAACTGCTGAACTAGCTATTAACAATAATGCAGACGAACCAGGTCTTTTCTTTGCTGACGATACAGATTCTCCTTCAACAGGTTTGATCAAAGTTGGTCCGACTCATGTAGGTAATACTGCGCCGAACACGTCTCCTGCTGGGTATTCTTCTTTAAGTAAAGGTGAATCTTGGTTAGATACTAATAGTACTCATATCTATAAGATTTTTGATGGCTCTTCTTGGCAGACTGCAAAAGCAGTTGTATCTAACTCTGCTGGTTATCCAGCTAATCCTATAGAAGGTCAATTACACTACAATTCTTCGACAAGTAAATTAACTGTTTACAACTTAGCTACTACCGCTTGGCTTACTCCATCAACGCCGACCATATCTATAGGAACAGTCACTACAGGCGCGGCTGGATCTAGTGTAACCGTTGCAAATAGCGGAAGCAGTACAGCGGCAGTTTTTGACTTTTCAATTCCTACCGGAGCTACTGGAGCTGCTGGTGCCACTTTTTCTTCTAGTTCGACAACTTTGTCTGATGCCAATAAAGTTGATAAGTCCATAATCTACTATGACAGCAGTGCTGGTACTTATAAAGCTGATAACACTTGGACTGTCTCGACTATTGTGAAAGGAGGAAGTTTCTAAATTTTGTTTAAAAATTAGAGCAATTAAAATAAGAGTGCTTTTCTAGCTAAAGACATATAATATGGCTAATACAATTCGGATCAAAAAACGATCATCAAGTGGTGACGCAGGTGCTCCCGGTACGTTAGCACCTTCAGAAATTGCTTTTAATGAGAATAGTAGTGACTTAACACTTTGGTACGGGTACGGTGATGATGGTGATGGAACCTCCTCATCAGTAATTGCTATTGGCGGTTCAGGAGCCTTCTTTAATAAAACAGATACAAGAACAGCAAATACAATTCTTAGTGGGCCAACTACAGGAAGTGCCGCAGCTCCAACATTTAGAGCATTAGTAGCTGCTGACATCCCATCAATAGCACATACAAAAATATCTGATTTTGATACAGGAGTCCAAGTAAATAGGCTTGATCAAATGGCCGCACCAACAGGTGCTGTAGGTTTCAACAGTCAGAAGATTACAGGTTTAGCCGATTGTACTGCTGACGGTGATGCAGCAAATAAGGGTTATGTCGATGGGGTTGCTCAAGGCTTAGATATTAAAGATTCAGTTAAAGCATCAACTACAGCAAATGGTACATTAGCAAGTGCTTTTGCTAACGGACAGACAATTGATGGTATTAGTCTTTCTACGAATGACAGGATTCTAATAAAAAATCAGAGTACGGCTTCAGAAAATGGTATTTATAAAGTTAACGCATCTGGCGCACCAACAAGAGCAACAGATTACGCAACAGGTAGTGATGCTGCTGGAACATTTACTTTTGTTGAACAGGGCTCAACAAACGCAGATACAGGCTGGGTTTGCACTACTAATAAAGGGTCAGCAGTTGTAGGTACAAATGATTTAGCTTTTTCTCAATTTAGTGGCGGAGGTTCAGTTACTGCTGGGGATGGATTAGATAAATCAGGCAATACTCTTTCTTTAGATTTAAAAGCTAACGGTGGTTTAGTTATTGAGTCCACTGAAGTTGCAGTTGATCTAGCTGCTAGTTCTATAACTGGAACGCTTGCTGTCGGAGATGGTGGAACTGGTTCAACATCAGCAAGTGCAGCTCGAACTTCTCTCGGTTTGGTGATTGGTACGAACGTACAGGCATTTGACCAACAGTTAGCAGATGTCGCTGGTTTAGCTGTAACTGATGGTGGTTTTATTGTTGGTGATGGTTCTAATTTTGTTTTGGAAACGGGGGCAACCGCAAGAACTTCCATTGGCGCACAAGCATCAGCATCAGATTTAACAAATTTATCTTCTTGTCAATCAGGAGGTTCTTCAGCCTTAGCTGCTCTAACTTCAACAGAGATTGAGATTCTTGACGGTGCCACTGTTTCGACTGCTGAATTAAATATTCTTGATGGTGTGACAAGTACAACTACTGAGCTAAATATTCTTGATGGTGTTACTTCTACGGCTACTGAATTAAATATTCTTGATGGTGTAACAAGTACAACTGCTGAATTAAATCTTCTTGATGGAGTTACTGCAACAACCTCAGAGTTAAATATTCTTGACGGCGTAACGAGTACCACATCAGAGTTAAATATCTTAGATGGAGTCACATCTACAGCAACAGAGTTAAACGTACTTGATGGTATTAATGCAACGACAACAGAATTAAATTTGATGGATGGGGGTACTTCGGCTACCTCGACAACTCTTGCATCTGCTGATCGTTTTGTTTGTAATGACAATGGAACGATGAAACAGGTTGCACTGTCTGACCTTGTAACTTATCTTGAGGATGGTTCGACTTCTGGTTTTGATGTAGATGGAGGAACCTTCTAATGGCTAACACCATTAAATTAAAAAGAGGTACTAGCACTCCATCAACGAGTGATATCTCTAATGGTGAGGTTGCGATAGATACTTCAGCTCAAAAATTATATGTCAATGATTCTGGAACAGTAAAAGAAATCGGAGGAGGGAGTGGTTCGGGTGGTGGCTCTACTGACCTTCTTGAAATAATGTTATTTACATAGGAGGTTTATCATGGCATTAACTAAGAACGGACTAGGTGCGATTGTAACTGTAGCTGCTTCTGCCACTCAAACTATTACTGGAACAGTTGTTGCTTCTAATAAAAATGTGTATGTTAAAGGTTTATTGATATATAACACTTCAACCTCTGCTTCTCAAACTTGTGAGATACACGTTGTCCCTAATAGTGGAGGTAGCGTAGGTTCAGTAGCGGCTGCTAATAAAATAGGACGAATGACTTTAACAGCATCAGATACAGCCTTTTTTGAATTTTCTTATCCTTTAACATTAACTGATACAAATGATTGTATTCGCGTCGTAAACGGAAGTGGTAGTACCGTTAATGTTTTACCTATAGGAGATGTGGAGTCTTAGTTATGGGTATCATTTCATTAAATGAAAAGAGAACCAGCAGTGCAAAGTTTATTACAACAGGAAAGGAGGTTTCTTATCACGTAAGTGACCAGTTTGCTGAGCCTCCTGCTTTTGGTGGTATTACAACTGATTTAGAAGTTCATTATGACTTTAGTAGATCCGATTGTTGGAATAGAGGTCAAAGTGCTAATGCTGCTGATTATACAATTCATAATTTAGCTAAAGACTATGCAGATGCTCTTTTTAGAGATAGATCAACTGGCTCATGGGAAACCAAGTCATCATCTTCAGTTTGGAGTTATAATTCTTCGGAAGCAGGAGGATGTTTACAGACTGTACCTTCTAATATGAGTGATGATGATTCAGATGTTGCCATACTGATACCAGGTGCTTATACAAGCACAACTGATACTAACGTTGCTCATGATTTACCTACTGTAAGTTCCACGTCGTCCCAAAATCTCTTTAATGGTGTTGGGACTGGTGCTTTTACTGTTGAATTTTGGGTACAAATATATGTAGATCATAGTAATGCCGGTGCGTTAGTATTGAGCTATATGCCAAATGTTCGAGTAGGTGGCAGCAGTACTGAACTTAAAGGTAATTGGTTTACTTATTATGACGAAGGTTGGTCTAGTGCAAGTAATAGAGGAGATATAAGATGGATAAAACATTCAGAGGCCAATAATTGGCATCAATCGTGGGGCTTTGTAGAATCGCCACTCCCTGGTGCGCCGACAAGTGGTGCTGGCTGGTCTGATTGGCTTCATATTGTATTTTCTAGGGGTTCTGGTTCGTCTAATAATGTAAAATTATATTGTAATAATAGTCTCGAAGAGACATACTCCGATACTAATGATTGGGATTACTCCCAATATGGAAGAATTATAGCTGTATTTGCGAGTACCACCCCTCCTGCTAGGATGGGAATATGGAGGTTTTATAAAGGAAAGGCATTAACATCAACAGAAGTAACAACAAACTGGAATGATCAAAAAGCACGTTTTGGTCATTAAGATGCAAAAACTATTTAATATTTTATCTGTAATATCACTATTATTGACTTCCAGTGTCATTGGTGGTGGTGTTTATTCTTATTTCTGGCTGAAAAATACAGATAATCAAAATATAATAAAAGAACAATTAATGAAAGAAATTAAGAAAGGTAAAAACGTTCCAGTAATGCCAATTACTCATAATAAATCTTTTCCTAATTGTCGATGTATTGAGGAGGAGAAACAAGTTTTTGGCGAATCCTTTAAACAAGTATTCTAAGAAAATCTAACTTACATTCTTAAAAATCATCATTATGTATTATTTAGTTATAGGAAAAGAAGACAGCGCACCACTTAATAATACTTTTAAGTATTTCTTTGAAGGTAGTTTTACATCTGATGAATTAGAAAGTAAGGCGATACAAGCTTATAAAACAGAAAATGAATTAATTGAAGTAGTAGACCCAGACGACGAAGGATCTATTAGTTTAATAAACAATGATGCAACAATGACTTTTGATTTAAGTGTTTGGTATGTCTTTAAGTCAGATCAACCTATAACACAAATTTAAGAATAATGAATGAGTGAAATACCAAGTATAGGAGTGGAGCCTATTCTTATTTATTCAGTTGAAGTACCTGTTGTTAATGTTCCAAACGTACCAATTAGTACTCCGATAGGTTTCCCAATTATTAAAATACACTTAGGTTAACGCAGATAATAGTGGATTTAGAATCAGAGATAATCCAGATGGTATTAAACGATTAGGACAGTAGTATGGCAACCCAAGTTCAATTCCGAAGAGGCTCAACTAACGATACTGCCAGCTTCACAGGTGCTAACGGTGAAGTTACAGTTGATATTGATAAAAAAGTCTGCGTGGTTCACGATGCTTCGACTGCAGGGGGTGTCGCATTACTTAGAGAAGATGGTTCAAACTCATCTTTTCTACCAGGTTCTCTTGCAGATTGCGCTTTAAAATTCCAAGGAGATCCAAATACTGGATTAATTTCTCCGTCAGCCGACCAGATTGGACTTGTGACAGGAGGTGTTGCTAGGCTTACAATAGATGGAGGTGGATCTGTTTCTATTCCCGGTAACGTTTCTATAACAGGAGACGTGACGGTTTCAGGCAAGTTCACTTCTGATGACAACCTCGCTCTCATTGTTGCCTTAGGCTGATATGGCTAATACCTTTAAACAAGCAACTAAATCGAATTTAGTTACAACAGCGATTAGTAGTACAGATACAAATATCTTAACTGTTGGATCTAGCGCAACTTGTATTCTTCTGAGTTCTCTAGTTGCGAATAAAACAAGTACTAATGTCAACATTGACCTTTACATTGTTACCAATACTGGTGATGATACTTACCTATTGAAAAATGTGCCAGTTCCTGCAGGTTCTTCCCTAGAGTTAGTTAGTGGAAGTAAGATTATTCTGGAGTCAAGTGATATATTACGCTCAAGAGCTGATGCAGCCTCAGCTGCAGATATCACCGTTAGTTACCTTGAGCAGACTTAAATAGAGTCAAAATACAATAGAAGAAGATAAAAAATTACTAAATAACAAATGTATATCGGGAATGACTTGCAGGTAGCTTATCCAAGCTACCTGATTATTGATGATATAAGTTCTGGGTTTAATGGGAGCACAACTTCTTTTGCCTTACAAGTTAATGGCGCAGTACCAGTACCATTCCCGATCAATGCTCAACAGTTAATGCTTTCGGTTAATGGTACTATCCAAGAGCCAGATCCTACGGGTTCTGCAGGGTTTAAACTGCTAGGTCAAAATATTGTATTCAGTTCGGCACCTGCTAACGGTCATGCTTTCTTTGGTGTTATTTTAGCCGGTTCTGATTACGTTACTGCTGGTACTGAATTCCCTGATGGAACCGCCCCATTCCCCTCATTTACTTTCCAAAGTGATCAAGACACAGGGTTCTTCCTAATTGGTGCTGGGGATGTAGGCTACACTTCTAGCGGTACTCAGATACTAAATTACAACAGCACTGGATTAAATCTAGGAGATAATAAGAAAGTACTCTTAGGTACTGGTAGTGATTTTGAGTTATATTTTGATGGTACTAAAGCAATATTAGATTCTAATTCTGCATCGCTATTTTTAGACACTGGAAAGGTTGGTATCGGTGTAGTTCCATCTGCAAGTGAAGGAGCTGAGCTTTCTATAAAAAATAGTGATGGGCAAACTAATATTGCATTAATACCAAATGCAGATAGTGAGAGCTCTCAAATTAGCTTTTATAATGCAGCTAATAACTCTTCACAAGGTTACATAAAATACGACAATAATGATAATTCTCTCCAATTTAGAGTTAATTTACAAGAACGCTTTCGCATACTCTCGACAGGAGCAGTTGGCATAGGTACAACTACTCCCACTGCTTCGTTACACGTTAAAGGCACAGGAACAGATATTTTAACAATCGAATCTACTACTACTGGTGCTGCAGGAGCTAATTTAAAGCTGCATCATAGCCCTGGTGCAGGAAATATGGCTGACAATGATGTTGTCAGCTTACTTCAGTTTTCTGGTGTAGATGATAGTAATAACGCTGTTACATACGCCTCAATTAGGACAATTGCAACTGATGTTTCTAATAATGCTGAAAAGGGTGATTTAACGTTCTTTACTCGTCGTAGTTCTTCTTTCTTAGAGAGGTTGCGTATCACATCAGATGGAAGACTTATAGCTGGTGCTAGTACTGCTGATTCTTCTGCGTTGCTTAGTATTTCTAATGATACTACTGAAGTTTTAGCAAACGATGAGCCACTTTATAACAATGCTAGTCCAGCGTTTTTAACTATATATAATAGTAATAATACTGGAACTGGAGAGGAAGCAGGCATAAATATTATTCCTGCTGGAAGTGCTAGTGGTGCAATATCGATTTATGGAAAGAAAACTGGGAGTAATTCTGGTGATTTAATATTTAGATTTAGAAGTGGTGCTTCAACAAGTGCAGAGAGGTTACGCATTACATCAGATGGTATACTGCGGGGTGGTTCTGATGCTCAGAATAATACAACTTTTGGAACGAATGCGGGTGATAGTTTTAGCGGAACAGATGCACAAGGTAATACTTTAATTGGTAAAGATTCAGGAACAGCACTAACTAGTGGAGATTATAATACTGCACTTGGAAGAAATACTTTAGCTGCTTGTACGACTTCAAGTTATAACACAGCTGTTGGTAATAGTGCTTTAGCTGTAACAACAGGTGCTGAGAATACTGCTGTTGGTGATAGTGCTTTATTTACTAATTCAAGTGGCGGAGAAAATATTGCTATTGGCCGGTTTGCATTATATTCAAGTACTACTTCATCAAATAATACTGCTTTAGGAACTAACTCCCTGTATTCCAACACAACAGGGGCGAATAACGTTGCTATTGGTAGGCGTTCACTTTATACGTCTACAACTGCATCTAATAATGTTGCTGTTGGTTATCAGGCATTGTATGCAAACACAACAGGAACACGGAACACAGCAGTTGGTTCTTTAACTTTAGATGCAAATACAGAAGGAAATGATAACACTGCAGTTGGTCAATATGCCATATCTGAAAATACTACTGGTTCCCAAAACACTGCTTTAGGAACTAACTCATTAGATGCAAATACAACTGCGGATAATAATACGGCTATTGGTTATAATTCATTATCAGCAAATACAACAGGAGTTAGTAACACGGCGGTTGGTTCTCAAGCTTTAAATGCAAGTACAACTGCTAGTAATAATACAGCTATAGGAGCTAATACTTTATTATCAAATACAACGGGAGCATACAATATTGCTGTTGGAACATATGCTTTAGATGCTAATACTACTGGATCTGAAAATACTGGCATAGGTTACGGGGCGTTGTCTACAAATACAACTGCTAACAATAATGTTGCTGTAGGGTCTAATTCTCTAAATGCAAATGACACGGGAGCTAATAATGTCGCTGTTGGTAATGACTCGTTAAAATTCAGTACTACTGGAGATAATAATGTTGCAATAGGATATCAGTCATTAACTTCAAATACTACTGCGGATTCTAACACTGGAATTGGACACCAAGCACTGAAATCAGTTACGACAGGTACAGGTAATGTCGCTGTTGGTACATATACATCTGATGCTTTAACAAGTAATAGTTATACAACAGCAGTGGGTTTTAATGCATTAACTGCTAATACAGCTAATAATAATTGTGCTATTGGTTCTTATTCATTAACTACTAATACGAGTGGTGACTACAATACTGCTTTAGGTTATTCAGCTTTAGAAAAAAACACTACAGCATCAAATAATACTGCTGCTGGTTATAAAGCATTAGAAGAAAATACAACAGGTGCTGATAACACTGCTGTAGGATTTGAATGTTTAACTGCGAATACGACAGGAATTAATAATGTCGCTGTTGGTAGTCTTTCTTTAGATGCAAATACAACTGGTAATCACAATACTGCTATAGGTAAATCTTCATTAAGTGCCAATACAGAAGGTATTGAAAATACAGCTCTTGGATCACAGGCTTTAGCTGCAAATACAACTGCGAATAATAATACGGCTGTTGGTCGAGATGCTTTATACACTAATACAACAGGAGCTAAAAATACAGCGCTTGGCTCTCATTCTTTAAATTTAAATACAACTGCTAGTAATAACACTGCAGTTGGATATTATTCATTACGAGCGAATACTACTGGATCTGAAAATGTTGCCGTTGGTTATTATGCATTAAGTGCGAATACAGAGGGAGGCAATAATTGCGCTTTTGGTAGAGCTGCTTTAGGTTCAAACACTACTACTCATAATAATTGTGCTTTTGGCGATTATACTTTACAGGCAGCTACATCATCCAGTAATACAGCATTAGGTCATAGAGCTCAATATACAACAACAACAGGAGAACAAAACATAGCTGTAGGAATCAATACTCTGTATGCCAATACAACTGGATCACAAAATGTTGCAGTAGGAGCATATGCATTAGATAGTAATACAACAGCTTCATTTAACACTGCAATTGGAGCTGGTGCTTTAAGTGGTGATAATACAGGAAATAACAATACTGCTATTGGTCATAATGCATTAATAACTAATACAAGCGGATCGGAAAATACTGCGGTTGGGAGGCTAAGTTTATATTCCTGTACCGCAGGAAATAATAATATTGCAATGGGTTATTCAGCTCTTTGGGGTGTTACGGAAGGTACTTACAACGTAGCGATAGGTAATTATGCATTAGATGCTAACACCACAGCATCTTATAACGTTGCTATTGGATCAAATGCGTTAGGTGCAAGTACAACTGCAGCAGAAAATACTGCTATCGGATATAATGCGATGACTGGGACAACCACAGGCGGATATAACGTAGCTGTAGGTGGATCTGCATTAGATGCAAATACTACTGGCGAACATAATGTAGCTATAGGTTCTTCTTGTTTAGGAGCTACTTCTACTGCCAGCAGTAATACTGCTGTTGGTAGACAATCAATGCAACTTACTACTACAGGTACTCAAAATGTTGCTGTTGGTCGATTAACTTTACAAGCAAATACTACGGCAAGCAATAGCGTGGCAATCGGATATGAAGCTTTAAAAGCTATTACTGAAATTGGTGGACAAACTGCTGTAGGTCATAGCGCATTAAAAGCTAATACAACAGGACAAAATGGTGTTGCAGTTGGACAAGATGCTTTATTATCAAATACAACAGGAAGTTATAACGTAGCTATTGGTCATTCTTCATTAGATGCAAATACAGAGGGAGGGAGTAATACTGCTTTAGGAACGTCTACTTTAGGAACAAACACAACTGGAAGTAGTAATACAGCAATAGGTCAAGGAACTTTATTTGCAAATACGACTGCTAGTAATAATACTGGCGTAGGCTATTTTGCCTTAAATGCAAATACAACTGGTCAAGAGACTACAGCTGTAGGAGCACGGGCATTAGAAGCTAATACTGTAGATTACAGTACTGCTGTTGGGTATGCAGCCCTGTTTTCTAATACATCAGGTGCGAGTAATTCTGCTTTTGGAAGAACAGCTTTATATACGAATGCAACAGGAACCGATAATAATGCCTTTGGTAAAAATGCGTTGTATGCGAATACTGCTAATGACAATAATGCTTTTGGAGTAGCTGTTTTAGCAGCAAATACCACTGGTACTCAAAATACAGCAATGGGTCACGTTGCGTTAGATGCTAATACAACTGGTAGTTATAATACTGCTATTGGTGCCAATAGTCTCACAGCTAATATAACAGATAGTGATAATACTGCAGTCGGGCATGATTCATTAAGAGTATGTAATGGAGGAGCCCAAAATACTAGTGTTGGGTCTGCTTCTGGAGAGGCTTTATCTACAGGAGACAATAATAGTTTCTTTGGAGATTCAGCTGGAGATACCGTAACTACAGGGGATAATAATATTTGTCTTGGATATAATTCTCAACCAACTGGAGCAACCGAAGATAATGAAATTACATTAGGTAATTCATCTAACGATGTTTTACGTTGTCAGGTTACCTCTATTACTTCATTATCTGACGAAAGAGATAAAACAGATATTGTAGATTTACCTATCGGAATAGATTTTCTAAATACTCTCCGCCCAGTTAAATTTACTTGGAAGACTAGAGAAGGAGTTCCTAGTAAAGATGGGACTCAAAAAGCTGGCTTTATTGCACAAGATTTACAAAAAGCTCAGAATGATGCAGGTGTCTCTGAGTACATGCGTTTAGTATTAGACACTAATCCTGATAAATTAGAGGCAAGTCCTGGGCATTTGATTCCTGTCCTTGTTCAAGCAATTAAAGAGTTATCAGCAAAAGTCACTGCCCTCGAAACTGCGTAAAAAATAGATTACTGCTAAAATCTATATATATAATAACGGTTTTTGACATGGAAGAAAGAACTGCTGATGAAGTGGCAGCAATTTATGCCGCCGCTGGGAATAGCGTTACTCTTATAAATAGTGTTGCTGGGCAGTCAACAATCACAGATGAAGATAAGGCTACTCTTAAGAGAAACGTTGATCATCTTGAAATTATTAAAGCTTATAAGAAATTAGACGGTACAACATCTATTTGGGGCGGTGAGAATTTTACAGATATTGACTCTGCTGTCACTCTTGGTAAATCTAAATATTAATTACTTATCTATATAGGAGATTGAATGGCTTACATTGGAAGACAACTTGTACGAGGTGAGAATCGACAACTTGATGATATCTCAGGTTCTTTTAATGGATCAACTACTACTTTTAGTTTATTAGTTGCAGGAGCTTCTTCAGCACCTGGGAGTATAAATCAATTGTGGATATCACTTGGTGGAATCATGCAGAAACCAAGTACTGATTTTACTGTTGCTAATAATCTGATAACTTTTACTACTGCTCCTGCCTCTGGTTTGAGTTTTTGGGGGATGATACAGGGAGATCAAGTTGATACTAATACTCCAGCTGATGCCACTGTTTCTCCAAGCAAGATAGCTACTTCCGGTAATTTTACTTTCCCAGGGGCCGTTAATTCTAGTTTAGAGTTAGTAGCTGCTTCTGATTCTGCCACTGTTTTAACTGCAGCTCAATCGGTAAATGGTCTTGTAGTTATGACTCCTAGTGCTGCTCGTAATTTAACAACTGCTACTGCTGCTCAAATTGTTACTGAATTAGGATCTAATGTGCAGGTTGGTACTATCTTTTCAATTATTGTTAGAAATCAAGCTGCCTCTACACATGCAATTACTCTGGTAGGAGGTACAGGTGTAACTTTAGATGGAGATAATACTAATACTATTTCTGCAACTAAAACTAAGCAATTTCTTGGTCGGGTTACAAATAAGACGTCTTCTTCTGAGGCCATAACTATTTATAGTTTAGGCGAGAGTGTTCATTAAAGTTAGACTTTAGTGGCGTATCCTTTATTAAGTAATGACTCAAAAGATAATTAATTTACTTTCTATTGTTTCTTTTGTTGTATCTACATCTGTTGTAGGAATTGGATCTTATGTTTTTATAAATAAAGATACGATAATTGATTCTGCTAAAGAGAAAATTATGGGTCAAGTTGGTGAGATTGCTGGTGATGCAGTTAAAGATATGATTCCTACTACTCCTGCACTACCTAGCTTAACTGGGCCCGTTGCTCCAAGGAGCGAAAGGAGTGGTTTAGGTATACCTCAATTTTAAAATTATGAATTGTCTTTATTGTAATTCTTCTCTTATAGTTTCACAGACCACTAATTTACCTGTAGAAGCAGTAATTCTTGATGATGAAAGTTTTGATCTTTCAGAGGTAAAGTTAGAAGCTAATGAAGGTTATAGCGAGTTAACTTTGTTAGATTGTTCTAGTTGTAACTCTCATTTTGAAGCTTATAAAAAAAGATAGTAGTGTCTGAAATATCAGATATAGCTGTTCAAGATATTAATGATATTAATATAGCTATCCCTTCTTTTATATTTAATGAGATTAATAACATTCCTAAGTCTCAACCAGTGAGTTTATCTATAGGTTTGCCTGTAATTGATATGCCTGGGTGTGTTGAATTTCACCCTGCTAATAAGAAATCAAATAAATTAAAAGAGAAAGACGATGGGGCTACGAAAATTTTATGTGATGGAACAGTACCTAGTTATACACCTCTTGATTATCAACCTGATCAGTTAGTTTATACTAAGCCAGCTAAGGTACCGATGGTCCCTCTAGATAGTAACGAGGTAGTTGAACCTCCTACTCCGAAAGTACCTACTACACCTACTTCTAAAATCATTTGTCCTCCACCTAATGCTCCTACAATTGGCTCAAAGGTGCAGGGTAATAAAAAAATAAGTGGGTATGAGATACAGAATGGTAGGTGCGTTACTCTTTATGAAGAAATTCCAATTCTTGAACAAGTAGTGGATGCCTTACCAACAGCTGGAGCTGTGACTACTACGGCATCTATTGCTCTCGTGGCAACGACATCGGCAGTTCTAGCAAAACCTCTAGCTGATCTTGTTTTGAAGGCAATAAAGCCTTTGATAAAGACTGTAATGAAGAAGATTCAGAAACTTCTTGGGAAGACTCCGAGGCGTTTAACTTATTCTGAGACTCTTTCAAATCTTTATCGAGAGAAGAAGGGGTTACCTGCTTTAAAGGTAAAATAGAATGTTGATGTTGAGGTATTACTCCATGTGGATTAGTAACAACAATATCTGAACAAATTTTGAAAGAGGGGCTGGAAGGATGGAAGGATACTCCAAGTCTTTTTTGTTCGGCACAATGTTTAAGTCTTGCAAATTCAAAGTCTAATCGTTTATTAGCTAATATTTGTTCAGTTAATTGTGTTTGTGTATTAGCAGCTTTTAAACAGCCTTCGTGATGACGTCTATCTAAAGGGATAGATATTGTTGCACTTAATCCTAATGACAAATTATTTGTTGCTTTTTGGCCAGTTCTAGTTGGAACATAATACAAAATAGATCCTGGATTATTTAAATTCCCCTCATCATCAGCAGTCATATCATAGACAGGAGTATCATAATAATCTTCATACGGATGACTCCATGAATTTGAGCCAGTTACAAATGGTGTGATATTTAGCGTAGGACCTTGACACGACACTCCATTTCCATAAGTATTACTTATATATGGACCTTGTAAAACCTGTATAGCTTGGTTGGTAACCGACCCGGAGGAATTCGCAATAGGACTAGCAGTAGCACTGACTCCACCAACAGTCTCTGCTTTACTAATTTGCGGAAATAAGCTAAATGTATTGATAAGTATTATTAATACATACTTTATTGACTGAAAGTTGAAACCGTGTCTGTCACTGAAGTTATATCTGTTGTACGAGTTATTACTGTGTGGCTTTTTAATCCAGGTTGACTTAATGAGGAGGTGAATTGCCAAGGCTTTGTATCGTCTTTTATTGTTACGTTTGGCATTGTATTTGCGTCCAAAGAAGTCCATGTAGAAATAATACCGTCAATGCTATTTGTGGAATTCACTGCTGATGGCAATAAACTCTCGCCATCTACAGATATATTATTTCCTGTTAAAGAAAGCTCCCAGCCACTCTGATACTCTACAACCGAAATTACCTCAGTCACTTTGCTAGTAGTCTCAGTATGGGACGTTAGAGACCCTTGTTGAAAATTTGGGACTACAGGCACTGCAAATACAGGGTTTTCAAGGAATATAAACAGCAATAAAAGCCGTTTCATAGTCATTATTTAACGGTTATTTCGCTTACAAATTGCCCCACTGCAGAAGTGTTAGCGCCCCCGGCGACTATAGTCATAATTCCCGAACTCAAAATTGTACCTGCGAGATCGCCTGCCACACCTCCACTCTGTGTGACTGTGCTTCCAAAAGCTGGCATATCAGCGACGACTCCATTTGTAACGTCTACACCAGATCCAATTGCTGGTATAGCGTCTCCTTGAGTCCACGATTCTGAAAAACTAAAAGCTGATCCTGCAGTATTTACATCGTAAGCACCTACGTCTAAAGTTGCCGCTGTTGTTGCCGTACCCGCAGTTAATTTTCCAAAATGATTATCAGTAGCTACTTTTATATTCGATCCAGAAACTGAATATGTTGAACCAATACGGTCTGCAGTTGTGCTTGCGCCGCCTACGGTAAGAGATGTACTTGTTGATAGTTTATGAACAAGATCAGCTCTTACTGGTATAGGTGTAATTATTAATAATAAAAAAGAAATTAATTTCCACATTTTAGTTTTTTCTTATTACTTAATGTAAGTTTACTAGAGGGTAAACTTAATAGATATTCCGGTTTATACCATAATGGAAAATGTTGCTAAATCTAAAGAATTAAGTAAAAAAACTATTATTGAAGAGCCACCAGATAGAGAGTGGCTTGCAGATTTAGTAAAAATAATTGTGTTGATTTGGTCTGCATCGCTCTTAACTTTTTCGTACGTTCGATTGCCAAATGGGCAGAAAATACTAGATTTTGATCCCACATTTATCGCCTCAGTCTTCAGTGGCAGCCTAGCTTCTTGGGGATTATCTCCTTCTAAAAATGGTCGCCCTGGTGCTCCACAGCAAGCCCCTGAGATTCCTAAGAAAAAGGAAGATAGGTAATAAATATTGCATGATAAAGTAGTTCTGATTAATATCTATCTAAAGTTTTTTTCTATTTAGATGAATTATGTTCACGTTACTTCGACATGCAATACTTGGTTAAAAAAACGTCCAGAGAAAATTAGTAAATTAGAGTCTGAGGAAAAAGCAAAAGTTTATTCATCCAGAACTATTCGTCGTTGTGGAGTCATTGCTAGAGAGAAAAATCATACTCATTTGGCCACTCCTTTAGGAGATTGGTGGGTATTCGATCAACATTGGACAGGTTTAGAGTCTCATCCCGTTTCTCAACCCTACGAAGTCCAAGATAGTTTAATTTATTTAAAAGATTTTCCTTATTTTTTCTGTGATCCTTTGAATTTAGAAAATAAATTAAGGAGTCAGTGTTATGCAGTAGCTATGTGTTTGAAATATAGCAAAGTCGAGGGTATTAATGATGTTATGGATTATATAAAGCTTGTTAGTAATTATGGGAAAGTTAATTCAAGAGGAGCCCATCGGGAGGTTTTAAAAGATTTAGGTACTTCTGTAAAATTTACTTTGTCTGCTGATCCAGAGGATATAAAGACTCAGATAAGATTAGGTAATCCAGTAGCCGCTAGTATCGTTTCCGGCGGGTCAATTTCCTCTCCTGTAGGGAAAACACACTTCGTTGCTGTAAGCGGGTTTAATGAGCATTCTTGGCAGGTTCAGGACCCTTCTGGGGTGCTAGATTTAACTACTGGACAGTGGCTGGACCAACGAGAAGGAGCTGGCAAAGATGTTTTCTACGATTTTGAACTTTTTAATAGACGTTTTTGTGTTAGTGGCGGCTCTAATGGTTGGTGTTGGGTGAATTTCCGTAAAAAATAAGGTTGATAATAGATGTAGGATTGTTATTCTCTATAAGACGTCATTTTCACATTCTTTTCCATGGCAGAAGAGACTCAAAAAACTCTTGTTGAGCAATTAGAAGATCAGAGGGACCAATTAGCGTCTCAAATTCGTTCTGGTGAAACTCAAGTAAATTCCTTAAAAGAACAATATTTAAAAGTTTTAGGTGCTCTAGAGTTTGCTTCGATTCAGAAGCAGCAGGAAGAGTTAAATAACACCTCATCTGCTGAATCTGAGGTCGTCAATCCTTGATAATTTAATGGAGTGCAATGTTAAAAGATATCACTAAAAATAGATATCAAGCATTACAGCTTTTAGCTGACCATATTCGCACTCCTTCGCGTGAATTAAAACTGGAGGCTATTCTTAAAGATATTAGTGACGAAGATCTAAGATGGGTAACGGATAAGATTCATTATTATCTTTTGAAATTATTGCAAGATGTAGATTTTGAATTAATCGAAGATCCTATTCAGGATCTAATTTCTGGCTAGGTTATTAGTTTGATAGAAGTTTCTTTATCTTACAGTTTTCTCAAGTTGATATGTAATTAATGTTTACTTGTGAAGATGACCTTTTAACTAATTTAATTGTTCTATCACCACAAACAGCTCGAAAAGAATTTAGATATTATATTTTTAACGATTGGACTTGGCGTTGTGCCTATTGTGATAAAAAATTAGACGAATTTAGCGCCACTATTGACCATATTGTACCAAAATTTAAAGGAGGCCATAGCGTTAAATCCAATATGTGTTGTTCTTGTTCTAGCTGTAATTGCTCTAAAGGATCGTTACCATTGGAAGAATGGTATACAGAAGAGAAGAGTTTCTTTAGTGAGGAGAGATTTGTTAAACTAAAAGAGTGGATGAAGCATAAATCTTTTTACAGAAAACTATCTTCGTCTCATCCATTCGACGTTATTTAATCTAATGGCCCTTGTTCAAGAATCGTCCAAGCCTAGTGAGGAAGAACTAAGGGCTTATCTACGTAGTTATGCTGAAAGTATTCCTCAGAAAATGGAAGATCATATAAGCGAGCGTTCTACAAAAATTGGTGAGACTGATTTATATGGTAAGAAGCCTTCTACTGTTGCAGAGAAGGTTAGAGATGGTGTTTTAGTATTTTAATCAATTAAGCTCCAGCTTCTCCACCATTTCGTAAGTATGTATTTAGAACCGCTTTTTGGTGGTAATGCTTCGTGTGTCGTTTTATAGTTAGGTTCTCCATTTTTATAAAGATTGTTCCATGCTAATAATGTTCCTCTTTTCGGTTTTAATTTTAAATTTAGATATTTAAAGTAAGTTTCTCCTCCCTCTTCTACATCATTTAGGTAAAGCATTGTCGTCCAAGTTCTTTGTCCCATAAATTCACAATAAGTATCATATTCTTTTTTTGCTCTAGGGCAGAAAAAATCAAAGTGTTCTTTGTAATATTCTCCTATTTTATACTTTTGCCCTTGTGTAACCTCTCCTAATCCGAAGTCCAGTCCTAAAGCGCAGGATAATTTTGCGTCTAATATATCTATTAAATCTTTTTTCCCAATATGTATGTGCGCGGTACTACTAGTTCTGTAGTTAGTTATTAGTTGTTTATCTTGTTTATTAGCTACAGTTGATGGTATTGCGGTTTCATTAATATGTTCAATTATTTCGTCACAATCTTCTTTTGTCACAAACTTTTCTATTGTATACAACTGTACTAGGTTAGTATCTACTTTTTTTGCTAATTTTGTTATCCGATTGTTGTAAAATTTCTCATAGTCAATTTCTTTTGGTTTCGTTTTAAAATTACATAACTCAAATAATTTTTTTATTTCTTTATTACTTAATTTAAAGTTATTCCTATAGGTTCTTTCTAATAGCGTCCTTGAACTACCAGAGGTTGCAGAGTTTATGCAATGTGGGATCAAATTCTCTATAGGGTAGGTAGTCATCTTTATTTTATGCTTCACGTATAATAGTAGAGATATAGACTGGTGTTGTCCTTCAGTTCAGCACTGTTAAGATACATGTAAAGGTTTAACTTTTCATGGATGCATCTATAGAGCTTCCAATTGATGTTGAGTTTTCAATTCAAGCTACTGCCTTAGCTATACGAACTTTAGATCGTGAGCAGCTAGAAGAGACTTTTATTGAAGTTTTTCATCAAAAAGCTTTGGATCGACAAATGTTTCTCAGCATTTTAAAAGATCATGGCATTGATGCCAACATCAAATATGACCTTTCTACGGTGGAGCAGATTTCCTAAATACTATGGCTACGAGAACTATTGAAGGCACTTTAGACACACTTGGAATAGATGCTGGTTCTGAGATTACCTATCTCGGATCTACAGCTGCGGCTAATCCTGGTGAAGCTATTAGAGGCTTCCGCGTCAATCCCGGTAGCACTGGGGATATTATTGTAACTCTTGATCGTTCTAGTAGCATTCAGTCTATTGAGATCTTTCAGGAAGATGATTATTCAGCAGCTAGTGCTCCTACTGGATATAAAAAGTTTTTTGATATCTCAAAAGCAGGTAAGAATAAAGGTGCTGTTGGGTTAACAGTTACTAATGCTTCTAAAGACTACATTGTATTACTTCGTCTCAATGGTTATTCTGATGTAAGTTACAACGGTAGCGTTGTTGTCCCATAGTAAGAATTCTTTTTTAACTTCAAAGGGATTAGAGATTGTAAAAAGGTATTCTTTACCACGTACTTACATAGGTATGGGTAAATATGCGGCTTATAAAGATTACGGAGAAGATATATGGAGAATTGGTTATGGAAGTACGAAAATTAATGGTAGATACCTCGCTTCGCGTGACAAAGCTACTGAAGATGAGATAAATAAGCAATTTGAAATAGATTTAAAAAGTTTTTCAGAATTAGTTCAACAGTATGTTTTTGTACCGCTTAATTCTAATAGAAAATCAGCTGTTCTAAGTTTCGCTCATAGTATTGGCATCTCTTCTTTTAAAACTTGTAAGCTTCTTGATTTAATAAATTCTTCTGCCAGCAAAACTAAGATTATTAAAGAATGGAGTCCTTATATTAATCAAATTTGGATGTCGGGTGGTGATCTAATGCGAGATAGACGTCGCACTGAATTGGATACTTATTATTCTGCTGATAAGGATATTCCAACGTTATTTCGTCACCGGTGTCACTTGAAACAATGCTTATTGAATCTCCCTGAGACGTATAATGGGACTCCCAATCAGATAAAGGCGATTGAGTATTTGGAAAAGAAATTTCTGGAATGGGATCCTTCTGGTGAGGTTCTTCGTCGTTTTTTTCGTTATTGGAAAGAGAAACCCAAAGGTCTAGGGTCTTTGCCCCGTCAGGGTCATAATGTTTGATTAGATCCAGAGCATCCCAGAATTGTAGCTCTGGCGTGTAATTGTCAATTATCAACTGATAATCCATCTTTTTCTCCTTTTTTATTCATACATATTTTAAGCAGTATTAAATATCCAATTAAATCTTGTATTATGTCTTCATCTTTGGCAATTAAACCAGCTCCTTTTTGAATTCTGTTTAATTTATCATCGATTCTTACTAATAATTGCTCTACATCACTCGCTTTGCTGAATATTCTGCAAGGATTAATTGCTGAGTCTCCGTATTTTAAATTTTTGTACAATAAAAGTTCTTTTATATCATCACAAACAGCGGCAATTTCTAATTGTGTTTGATTCATTTCCATATTTAGGTTTCTTTAAAAGTTTAATTTATAATTGTCCCAATATTAGAGAAAATTTGTATAAATTTGTCAGTTTGCTCAAATCCATATTCTAATTTTGGTAAATAAATGAAATACCCCCAAAACATAGGGGTTTTTAGCGTATAAAACTTATTTCCATGAATTAAATTCGCCCTATCAAAAGGTATGCAAACAGGGAAATCCCACATCTCTTGGCAAATTCTTATCATTTCTGGATATGTAGTAAAAAATAGAGCCTCTGGGATATTTCTTAATTTCCACTCTCTTACTAGTCTTTTAAACCAAATAACTGCTGGTGCTTTTGCCCCTGCTCCTGCTTTTTTACTCCATCTCCACGTTCCACGAGTTTTACTAAAGGAACAACGCCCATATGTGGGTGGAAATAGATAAGTTTTTCCAGTCCAAGGCTCTTCTATATTTAAGCCATCATCTTTCAATGTATATATCTTTCTTGCTCTAATAAATTGATTATTAGCATCGTATGTTGAACATGGATCTAGATCTATATCCTCTAATAATGCGCTTATATAAGGTATGTAATCAGCAGGTGTTAACCAATCATGGGTGACATGAGTTATTCTCCCTAGAATATTTTTGTAAGATAACCATTTCGATTTATTCACATCTGCACTAAGCTGACTCCCTCATTGTCATGTTTGTAGAGAATTAATGTCATTTTTTCTTTATCTTGAATGAGGAATAGAGATTCTTTATCAGGGCTTAGTGCTTCGGCTCGTGCTATAGCTTTCTGCATTACGTCTGCTGGCCCATCCATACTTCTACTATTAAAATCATCTAATGCTGCCATCATTTCATTTAAATTAAGATAAAACATTGTCTTTTTCTCATCTTTAGCGTCTGGAACATAAATCATTGCCCCTGGGCCTTCATTTGCGTAGAACTTTGAATAGTACTCGCACATATCTGCACATATTCTTTCAATAGTTAATTTCATTAATGTCGCCTCCTCTTCTCCCTTCACAGTTCGGAGTAATCGAGTTAACAATTTGTTTCTTCTGTTAGTCATAATTTTGTAAATCTAATTTATTTTATCAAGTTTTTTTGTTATCAACATCTTTAACTTTTAATCTCGACTTAATTAAATGACCGAGTCCAGCATTTTTTAAAGTTTCTAGTAACTTTGGTAACGGTTGATAAAGAACTACAGCTTTTTGCATATTTCCAATTTTTTTTATCAATTTTCCATCTTTGTCTCTTAATTTTGTTAACTCTCCTTGTCTTATTAGGTATTCTGCAACACAACGGTACCTTCTTTTTTCAGCCAGATTTATTTCTGGATAGCGATCACATATTGTACTTGTTTTCATATCACTAAATGTCAGTCGTATTTGATCTGCCAGTGACAATCCTAATATTAAGTCTGTTGAACTAGTCTCATAGGTGCAAACTAATTCTAAATATCTTTGTAAATCTGCTGTTTCAAAACTACCAGATGGAGGTATAAACATTTCTACTTGTTCAATAAGAGATTTTACTAAAACTTCAGCATAGTTTTTAACTGTTACAGATTTGATATCTAAATCTCTAAATCTGTAACTTTGGTATAAGTTCTCTTCGCGTTCAATTACTTCATAGTTATTCTCATTAATAAGATCTATCCAATTTGCATCGTATACTTCACTCATTCAAAAACCTAATCTTTGTTGATATTAGCTGAATTTACATGAACGTCCCATTGTTTCTTATGATCGATTAATAGCACTAGTTCATAGTATTCTTTTTTACTTTTCATATGGTCTTTTATTGATGTAACCTCTCTCCATTTAGGGCCATGTATTTCGATTAATCTTTTTTTACACTTTTCTACTGATCCTCCATAATTCTCTGCTTCCCAAAGCGCTTCTGCGAATTTTTTTTGAATTGGATTCATCAATTCATTTAGTTCTTTCATAGACAGATCTGCTATAAGTTGGTTAAACTCATTAAGAAAAGGATATTTCTCCTCATGCGAAGACCTATTACTTATGCTGAAGTGCTTTTGATCTTGGTTCTCTTGCCAGCAGGTTTCTTTGGTACTCAACAGTTATATGGATTTGTTACAGATAGAATTAGTATAGAAGTGAAACTCAAGTAGTACAATGGGTCAATTAATACCTGATATGGATATTCTTTTATCAGGAGGTGCAAAAAAACCTTTAAAAGAATTACAGGTAGGAGATACAGTTCAGACCCTTCATCAAGATACTTTAGAAAAAAAAGATGCTAAAGTTAGCTATGTGAGGGTTATTGACTCTCCATTGCTTTCTTTAACTCTTTCAGGAAAAGAATTTATTTGTTCAGAAGAAGATAGGTTTTATGCCACTAATTTAAATAGATGGGTACATGCTTCAAGTCTATTAGAAGGCGATAAAATTTCTCAATTAGATGGAGAAGTCAAATTTGAAGGGAAGAAAAAGATAGGAAAAGGTGAATCAGTTGAGTTAACTGTTGATGATGCTCATACCTACGTATGTGATGGTATTTTAATGCATAATAAAGGGGGTAGACCATCTCCTCCAGTAGTTGTAATACCCCCTCCTCCTCCCCCTCCAGAAATTGTAGAGAACGTAACTCCTGCGGAAACTTATAAGATAGCTGCTGATTCTTTAAATAGAGCTAGAGAACAGTCGTTAGCTTATAGAGATAAATGGGACGCTATGGGTTTAGGTGCCGAGGATATCGCTTTACGTAAAGCTCAAACCGAATATAGATCAGCCCAAAATGCTAGAGTATTAGAGGAGGCGCGTAATCCTTCCTTGAGAGGTCCATCATCAGGGGCTGGTTTCGCTGGATCTACAAATGGAGAAGGTGGTGTAGCTGGATATGACCGTTTAGCTGAAGCTGAAAAGGCTCTCTATGCAGCTCAGGATTACAAAACTCAAGCTGACGCAGATCAACGAGAGGTTAGATCTCAACGAGAACCTATTAAACCAGCTTGGGAAGATACTGATTGGCTGGAGATAAGAAAACCTTATGATGAATACAACATAGAAAATAAAATCCCATATGAAGATCCTGGCCCTGAAATATATGAAATAAGAGGTGGTAAAAAGCAACCAGTCGCTGAGGCATAATAGTAAGTATTAATTATTATTCTGTTTTGTTGGTTGGTTCTTTTAACCACTCTTTATATATACCTTTTAGTACCTCATAATCTTGAAAAGGAATGATTACCATATCTATTCCGTCTTCATTAATATTTATATGTTTCTTATTGATATTTACTTCAGCAACTATATCATCTAGACCGAACTCCATATCTTGAAGTTTAAGGACTTTCATGCGTTTAGTTGTTTTTGTTAATTTTAACAGCGCTAAGTTATTTCTCCAAAGTTTAGTGAGTCAACGTTTCCGGTTGATACTTGTCCAAAATCGATAGAGGTTTCTATATCTCCTGATGTAGTACCCCAATCTAAAATATTTACATTTAATGATATGGAATACGTTGTCTCTAGATATTTAATATCATTTGTTATTAAAAATAAATATTCGCCAGCGCTTAGCTTTGTCGTTGGATAATCTTGAGTTGATAGATCTGTTTCTTCATCTAAGTAATCAATTGCTCCTTCATTAAATACGTATCCTAAGTCATTTATTGGAAGTTCCTCTCTTCTTTTATCCTCAGTTATTTTATAAAAAGCCAATAATGTATTTCTATTAGTAGATTTTTCATAAGAGAATTGAGAGAGATTTTGTGTAAATTGTACTGATCTTGGGCTGTTCAATCTTATTTTATAAAAAGTGGTTTGTTTACGAGACAATCCTCCATGAGTGTTAGATATTACAAAACTACGGAATACGGAAGAAAAGTCTCCTAAATCAATGGGGTTATTTAAGTTATCTCCTGTTTGCTCTGGTAAAGGACTACTTCCAAAATAAGATGTAGGACCATATGCTGTTGGTCCTGATCCTCCCGTTGGGTAAGCTTCAACTGTTCCTAGATTATAAAAACCTGTGTTACTTGGAATTGTTGCTAAATACCTGCTCATATTCTTCAGCCAGACCAGTGTAAATTGAATGGAGAGGATGATTAGGATCTGATCTTCCAGAATCCTCATATCTCTTATTCATTATTCTAACTCGTTCCGTCATAGCTCTAACTCCATCTTTTCCTATGCTTTCCTCTTCTTTTGTTGGATAATTATGGTAATCAAGTGCAATTTCTAGATGATTTAATCTAGCGCGAGCTTCTTCTTTTGTGTCGCACCATGCACCAAAAGTTGTTTCACCATTGATAATAACCATGGGTGCATATTGTTTCTCTTCTAGATGGTAGTTACTAGGAGTTACCTCACTCTTTTTTGATACTACTTTTTCTTTCTTTGTGGTGTTTAAAGATGTTGTCATGATTTAACTTTACGCAAACAATTTCTTGTGGCGCAGGATAATTTTTTAGTTCTTTAATTGTAAGGTGTAATGGGTTACAACAAAAGGGTTTACATGAAGGTTTTGTAAAAATTCTGTATTTACCTGTATATCCTCTGCTTAACCAGAAAGCTATCCTTGATGCTGACTGGGTTTTAGCTGAATGAAATGGAGAAGGAAAGTAAGCGGTTGACTCGGTATTATTTTTTCTTGTTGCCCCAGTCCATTGCCAACATTCATTTTGCTCTTTTATATCAACCTGTTGCCAAAATCTACGTACTTGCCAGTACCACTTAAAATCAAAATTTCTTACATCTATAACGCAGCGTCCCGCTTTCACTTCCTCCATACAATCTAGACATTCTCCCATTAGGCCAAAGTTACCTTTATGTGCTTTATGACCTTTTTGATGCCAAGGGCATTCGAGTTCGTTTTTCATGTGATAATTTAAGTTAAATTTTTTAGCTTCATCAGGATATTTTTTTGCTATTTCAGAACAGGTTAAAAATAGTTTATCCCATATTTTGTTAATATCTTCAATTTCAAAAGATTGTTCTTTTGTTTCGTAAGTTTCATTACTACAAATACGTCTTACTGTTTGATATGGGATTTTGTAAGTTTTAGATAGTTTTAAACTACTCACACCCTTTGACTTCTCCTTCTTTAACTTGGTTATTAAAGAATAATTTATTCTAGTTTTCTTCTTTTTTGCTTTTTCGTAAGCAACGTCAGTTCTTGTTCCCCAGTAGGAATGAGATGGATTTAAACAGTATTTACTTTTACATATAGCTCTTGTAACTACTATTGGTTTCTGTGGCTCATGGTTTTGACCTACCATTGATAGTATTAGTGGTTTTGCTTCCCTGCCTTTATACATGAGTCTGTTTTTACTTGTTGTAAAACCTTGAAAAATACTGTGGTTACATTTTTTTAAACACCAACAATTATCTCGACCTAGTAGTTGAGTGGCTATTTGGAAGGATTGAGCAAAGGCTATTTGATCGTAGGGTGTTAATCCAGCCTCTAAAAATGGATTAAGTTCATCCGTCATGAGTAGGGTTCCTTAGAGAGATACCTTAAACCCCTTCTGGCGGAATGACAATCATTGAACAGTCAAATACCCTTTTTTTTAACGTATATTATTTATTTCTAGGGACTGTGAGGTTAGGTATCTGAGTGTACAACTCTTATGTACTCTCTCACACCTATCCACAACATGCACTCACCTAAGTAAAATCGCATTATTTTTTACGTTTTTGACTGTTCATAGGAAAAGTATTGATATAAAAGGTGTTTAGAGTAATTTAAGAAAAATAAGTCTTTAACCCCTACCGAATTTGCCTTTATTTACCTGTATCTTAATAATTACTGATTTTTGGGTTAGGTTTCTGACTGGTGAAGAATTATCGTTAAGATTGAACAGTCCGATATCTAGTCTCATCTATATCTATAAAGTTCTTCGTAAAGGTCTGCAAAATTATGGGCTTGGTCTAAGTCATATGCGTAGCGACATAACGCACCCCCAGGGGAGCAGACTAGATGGTGGTAATACCCATTATATTCTCTACTTTCTATTGTTGTTCCATGAGGTAAAGTTGTCATTTTTCTTATTTATCCTGATGTTATTATTATAAGAAATGTATTAATAGTAATGAGTAAGAAAGATAGTGATAGAGGACCAGCAGCTAAGCAGTTTTTAGGCGACTTTTTAAAATTTATGCTTACTGCAAGTGGTACTGCACCAGTTGCGGGTCTGTTTACGCGTGAGGCACATGAAGCAAGAAAAGATCAAAGCGGGGTTCTTCCTGTACTAGGTGTAGATGAAGGAATGC